TGAGATCTTTGTGTCTAACATTGATATTGTCACACCAAGCTATTTGTCCAACAAAGAGGTTATCCAGAATGAAGTTACAACTACGTGCTAAGAACCTACGCTCAGAGAGCTTGAAAGGCCTGTCCAAGGCGTTAACGGTGGCTATGGGATACAAGGTATGGCGAACTACTAAAGTACGTCCTAAACGCCTGCAATTGGCTTACGGCGGGTTGATGGATAAGATCAGCCAGTATGAGTGGTTCAAACGTAAAGGACTACCATGCCCAGAGTTCACCCAAGATAAGAATACTGCTGTTGAGTGGATTGAGGATGGTCACACAATATTCTGTCGTACCCTCACACGAGCATCAGAAGGTCGTGGTATTGTTGTAGCAACCGAGGTCGATCATTTAGTTGACGCCCCGGTCTACACAAAATATATGAAAAAGAAGCGAGAGTTTCGTGTCCACATCTTCCGGGATAGTATTGTTGCTGTTACTGAGAAACGTAAGCGACAAGGGTTTGATAAGGAATTGCGAGACACAAAGATTCGTAATCTTGCTAATGGTTATGTGTTCTGTCATACACTGACAGCGCCCTTACCGGAAGCATGGTGTAATCTTGCGTTGGAGGCGAGTAAGGTAACTAACTCTGACTTCAAAGGAGTTGACTTGATCTACAATGAGAAACAAGATCAACTTTATGTGATTGAGGTTAATAGCGCACCGGGTATTTCTGGTAGCAACATCGGTTCTTACGTTCAAACTATTTTGGGATATTGATATTATGAAGATTACATACACACATTTGGAACAGGGTTTGATCGAGTCATCACAAAACAATCCTCTTCGTTGGGTCTGTTTAAAGAAACGTCTGGAAACATTCACCAACACAACACCAGTGTTTAAGTGCAAGGACTACTTCAATGACTTTGTTGTCCATCGTCATATGAAGAAGGTGTTTACCATGTATGGTATGAAATCTAGTCAAGCTAAGTTTGACCGCAAAGGTGGTATGTGGATTCTACTAGCTAACGTCACTGGCTACCTTGCTTCCAACATCGAGAACTGTATCAATACAGAGTTTGGCCCTACGTGGGGTATCAAGCTGGTATATAAAGATTTAGAGAAGAGTGTTGTTGTGGGTGATCTTGCTACACTTAAATTATATGGAGATCTTGGTGTGAGCTATGGTCTTCTTTATATCCCCAAAGAAGTCTTTACAAATACCCTTCGTATCAGTCTTATTACGTTGTTGGTGCGTAACTGTAACATTGATCATCAGTTGTATAACTATGATGAGTTGATTCAACCCAATATTGCATTGGATGGGCAGTTGGACAATGCACGTTACAATATGCTGAAGGAACGTAAGTATGCCTTCACCAGTGAGAAGAAGTTTGTGTTTCACTGTGGACAGTACACAAATAGTGATTTTGAGTGGAAAGATTATGAGAAGACTTCAGTACACAACTGTGGTATCATGGGATTTACCAACGCCTTCATCACAGAGATAGGTGTAATAGGTTATCGTAATAATTCTATTATGGAGGATGGTCTGGAAGAAGAGGACGATGGTAATGATAATGATGAGTATATTGAGGAGTGTGTATAATGAGCCGTTGTGAATGTTGCAATAATATCCTTACACCACAAGAGAGTGTACGTAAGTTTCGTGAGTCTGGTGCTTACACAAATTCATGTGGTCCATGTCTGCGTGACATTGGTGTAGCTACGGTGGAGGGTAATGTCTATCGTGGTGGGTATGTAGAAGATGATGATCCAGTGTATGAGAAGAAGGACGATCACATCTTTGACAAACCATTTATTGATGATTTTAGTGAGGAAGATGATGGGTAATAACTCAAATATCTTTGATAATGCTGCACATATAAGAGCAAAGACAAACAAGGAACTAGAACTTTTAGTTCGGTTTTGGGAAATACGATTAGAGTTTGCAGAAGAGGCTCGTCCTTTAGTTGAGAAAGAATATCAACTAGTAAAGAGCATTCTAGCAGAAAGGATAGGAAAAGAATGAGTAAATACCTAACTATGTTAGCAACCATCCTAAGCCTAACAGGATGTTTTTATCAAACTGTTTCAGAAAATGATATTAGAGAAGCTGAGAGATTGTGTGGTGGTAGAGAGTTCGTAGAAGCCATCTCATCATCGGCAGGCGGCGAGGAAGTAGCAATATGTAGAAATGGTACTCACAGACGGTTATATACCAAAGGATAAGCAATGGCTAAATTTGTCAAGCATACTGAGTGTGATAGCTGTGGTAGTAGTGATGCCTTAGCCCATTATGACGATGGGGGTAAGCATTGCTTCTCTTGTGGCTATACACGAGGTTCAACAACTTCTCCTTATGTACGTGAACTGGAGGAAAGTGATGAGAAAACAATCACTATCCCAGATGACATTAGCTACGAATACTCACCAGTTTGTCTGGAGTGGGTGGCTAAGTTTGGGTTAACACCACAAGATCTTATTAAGCATCAGGTACGCTGGTCCAAACGTTACCAACAGTTAATCTATATTTACGAGAAGATGGAGGGTGTTGGCATAGGATGTGTACAAGCACGTAACTTCTCTACGTCAGCGGTGAGTAAGTATTTTAACCAAGGAGATGCTACAAATGTTCTTCCTATCTATTCTAGCACTAATCGCAACAGTACAATTGTCATTGTTGAAGATAGTTTATCCGCAATCAAGGTATCTGGATATATTGACAGTATGCCTCTTCTTGGGAGCTATCTACCTATCCTCAAGATACTTGCAATAAAGAAGTTACGATATGATAACGTCATTATATGGTTAGATCACGACAAATACAAGAATGCTATAGACATCGCCGAGCACTTCACACTACTTGGTGTGGGTACACGGATTGTTGTCACACCATTGGATCCAAAGGAGTATACACTGGAGTACATCAAAGATAAGTTAAAATAAAGCTTGACAACCTAATTCACTTATGTTATACTTATATATATATACTACTTAATAATATATATAGTATTAATATAATATATAACATACAATACATATGATACCTGAACTCTCAATCTTAAAATTATTACTCAATTATGAACAATGGTGTTCCGTTAAAGGTAAACTTGGTATTGAGGATTTTCCTAAAGATCTTCAAAGTATCTTCTCTTGTATTGATAATTACCATGCTGTTAATCCTGACACCATTGAATTATCTTCTGCTGATCTTGCTAACTTGGTGTTCTCGTCTCCTCACAAGAATACGGAATATGTAGCTGGTATTCTTGAGCAGGTCGATCATAGCGAGGCAAACGAGAAGACTACCCTACAACTTATCAATTCTATACGTGAGGGCAAACTACTTAAACAACTATCCTTATCGTCATACGAAGTAGCCGAGGGGCGCCTAGATCGCACCAAGTTCTTAGATCAATTACAAAACTATCTAGCGGAGGTTGACGGTTATGCTAACTCTGATAATCCTGCTTTTGATGATCTTTGTTTCATCACCTCTGATCTTGATGAGCTTGTTAATTCTGCTATCTCATCATCCGGGTTGAGGTGGAGACTCAATACTCTTAATCAAATGTTAGGGAGTTTACGCAAAGGAGACTTTGGTGTTGTGTTTGCGAGGCCTGAGACTGGCAAGACGACTTTCCTAGCCAGTGAGGTCACCTTCATGGCTACGCAGCTTGTAGACCCCTCCAGTGGCCCCATACTGTGGATTAACAATGAGGAGCAGGGCAACAAGGTGATGTTGCGGTGTTATCAGGCGGCGTTGGGCTTAGACCTACCAAGTTTATACTCAAATATTCAGAGTAACAGGAGTAAGTATGCGGAGCTAACGCACGATAAGATTAAAATCTTTGATAGTGGCACTGTCCATAAGAAAACTGTGGAGGATTTGTGTAGGAAGTTCAAGCCGTCTTTGTTGATCTTCGATCAGATTGATAAGATACAGGGGTTCACAAATGATCGGGAGGATTTGCGATTAGGAGCTATCTACATATGGGCGCGTGAGCTAGCTAAACAGTACTGTCCTGTGATTGGTATCTGTCAAGCTGATGGTACTGGTGAGGGTGTACGGTGGTTGACCATGAGTCATGTCGCCAACGCCAAGACTGCTAAGCAAGCTGAAGCTGACTGGATTCTTGGTATTGGTAAGGTTAACGACGTTGGATATGATCAACTACGTTTCCTTCACCTATCTAAGAATAAATTAATGGGCGACGCCGACACAGTTGCAGACCAACGGCATGGTAGACGGGAAGTTCTTATAGAGTCTACCGTAGCCAGATACAAAGATATAACATAAAGGATATTTGAAATGAAATCAGCATTAGAAGCGATGAAGCAAATACGCGACAAGCTGGTCAAAGGTGACTTGCTTTGTGAGGTGGTGGCTGTGTCGATGCTGGATGAAGCCATCAAGCAGGTGGAAGCGCAGCGATATCCACTACCAGACACCCTCTACCCCGATAGTAAAGATTGGGTACAAGGTGACTACGCTGAGCGCGTTGAGTGGCTACATTCGATGTATGAGAACCAGAAGGAACAGACAGAGATGTATGTACAAATGGCACTAGAGGTGGGGCATGGACAATAAAGAACAGCGCGAACGTGAAAAGGCCAGACAACTAGCTAGGAAAGCGAGGAATAAATAAAACATAAACTCAAGAACAAATGTATAGTTTATATGGTGGTTCGTACTGACTCGACACTACAGCTACCACGCGATACGGTATGCTGTCTGTGTAGAACGTACGAACGTGCTGAAGAACTATGTGGTGAGTATGCTCAGATTTTCCTAGATAAGGGATGGACTGATCTTACGTTTCATGTGGAGGGTAATATCTATTATGACAGTTGAGGAAAAGGCTAAGACATGTCTCTAAAAGACCCTATAGCTAGAAATGAATATATTGCTGCTTGGAAAAGAGAGTCTCGTAGAAAACGAGGTTTACAAAAACAAGGAAGAAAGCCAAATACTTTAGAGCAAACCTTCGCAGCCAAAGTTCAACGAAAGGTATGGGCTAAGACATACTATAAAAAGTACGGAGAAAGGAATCTTGTGAGTTATTTATATATGGCAGCTAAACGTAGGGCCAAAGATAAAGAACAGGAATTTGATATAGATAAAACAGATATTGTTATTCCAATACTTTGTCCCTATCTCAATATTCCCCTTCAGATGGTTGATCGAAAAAGAAAGAACCAAAAACGAGCAGCATGGCCCACATTGGATCGAATAGACAATCAATGTGGCTATATTAAAGGCAATGTTCAAGTAATCAGCCACCAAGCTAATACCATGAAGAGTAATGCTTCTATAGATGAGTTGATTACTTTTGCAGAGGCCGTCCTACGAATACATAAAAAGTGAAGTGCCTCACTCTCGACGTTGAAACTGAAATTTATAACAAGGGTAACCCATTTGATTCACGAAATAGGTTGGTGTGCTGGTCGTATAAGAAGGACGATCATGAAGCTCAAGCAGCAATGTGGGAAGACGCTTCAGTTGTCCAACCTTTTGTGGATGATTGTGATTTACTTATTGGCTTTCACTTCAAGTTTGATTACCATTGGGTCCACAATAATGGAGTAGACCTGACAGGAAAACGCATTTGGGATTGCCAAGCCGCTCACTATATCCTAACACACCAGCTCTGCGTCTTTCCATCCCTGAACGTGGTGTGTGAGTATTATGGGTTGCCACAGAAGTTAGACGTAGTAAAGACTGAGTATTGGGAAAAGGGGATTACAACTTCTTTAGTGCCACAGGAAATCTTGTTACCTTACGCGGCGTATGACGTACAGCTAACGTACCAAGTGTTCGAACTGCAATGGAAGCAAGCAACACCCGCTCAACGGGCCTTAATCCTATTAGATGGGCAGGACACCCATGTGCTACGTGAGATGGAAGCAAACGGCATTCTATTCGATCCAGAGATGTGCATACAACGTGAAAAGGAAATAGATGGTAAGATCAAACTTCTTGAACAGGAACTCCAATCCATATATCCGCAGGTTCCTATTAACTTTGCTAGTAATGATAATCTGTCTGCCTTTCTATATGGTGGAACAATTGAAGAGGTTATCAAGGTTCATGACGGGTTTTATAAAACAGGAATTAAAAAAGGACAACCAAAGTTAAAGAACACTATTGTTACACACCAGCTACCTCAGCTCTATAAGCCTGTTAAAGGATCGGAGTTAAAGAAGGCCGGGTTCTACGCTACGAACGAACCTACGCTACGACAACTGAAAGGAAATACAAAGATAGTTGACCTCATCCTGGGGTTAGCTAAGATGGCTAAGATCAATGGTACTTATTATAAAGGGCTTCCCAAGTTGAACAAAGAAATGCATTGGCCGGAGGGCATACTCCATAGTAACTTCAATAACACACAGACAATCACAGGAAGGCTCAGTTCAAATAAACCAAATCAACAGAACTTCAGCGGTGATATTCTCGATATCTTTTGTAGTCGGTATCCTGAATGAATAAGGAGATGATCAAATTAGATTACACCGACGCCGTTACCAACCTCTTGATGTTAGTCAACCAAAATAGTTCACGTAGTATTGCATTGGACTTATGGAAGTACTATCCTATTGAGGCTCAGTTGTTAAGTACGGCGTTAACGCAAACACAGCACACCAAGAAGATTGCTAAACTATTGATGAAGGATGGAGAATGACACCAGAACTTATTGCTGCAATAGGACAGTACATCGTGTTTCCTATCTGTTTCTTTGGTTTTCTAGTCTATCTGGTCTATGCTACAGGACCGGGGGATAAATAAAGGAGAATATGCTAACACGTAGTTTTGACCAGTGGAGTAGACTAGGGTATACAATTAAGAAAGGTAGCAAAGCTAGTTGGGTAGATAATATAGCTGTATTTACAGAAGATCAGGTAAGGCCCTTTATAACACAGCGCCACTCTTCTAGTCATCAACGGTATCCTGTATCTATGCCTAATTATTATCAAAGACAAAGTGATGTAGACATGGATAGACCAGAAACAGTTTATTATGCAGATGGGAGTGGGTATCTGCCTGCCTCAGGACCGTGTGGTCCTCTTTATTTTGACCGAAATGGGAATATATGAGGATACCTAAACCACTAAACACTGATGGAAAATCAGAGGGGAACTTGTTGTGTTAATATCTGCGGATGCTTCACAACTTTAGCTTGAATGGCGTACAGCAGTCGAGCTTAGTAATGACCAAACAGGATTGATGGAGATTTTAGATCATGCAGACACACACTCACTTAATCAGAAAGCCTTTGAATTACCATCACGACTCATTGCGAAGATCTACCTCTTCAGAACAATTTTTCGTGGGTCTGGGTGGGCCTTCGCCAACGATGCCGATTTCTCCCACGTATCATCATCCAGTAAATATTGGGATAGGGTCAACGAGAAGTTCTATGCGAAATATTCCGGTTTGGATGCTCAACACAAACGGTGGGCACAACTTGTTGTTAACGGAAAACCCATCGTTGGTCCACTAGGTCGATCATGGAGCTTGAAGTTACAGGACAAACGTGGTGAGCTGGTTATCCCATGGACTACCCTCACAAATTTTCCTGTTCAAGGTACTGGTGCTGACGTGATGAAGATTGCACGAATCTCCTTCTACAAGCGTATTAAGGCTAGAGGAATTCCGTGTAAGTTCATTACCACCGTCCACGACAGTATCGTAGTTGATGCCGAGGCAAAGTACTTAGAGGAGATCACAGCCTTATTCCACGAGGCTTTCGCCGGTATCATTCCAAATATCAAATCCATCTTTGGGTATGATTGGAAGACACCACTTGAGTGTGAGGTTAAGGCAGGCCCGGACTTTATGAATATGGAAAAATGTAAATAAGTGTTGACAACGTATCTATTAGTATGGTACAATAGAAGTATGGGGAGTTAATTTTGAGTGAGACTTATGATTGGTCAGACGCAAACGACCCAGAAGATTATCAAAAAGAAGACGCTTACGAGCGTTGGTTTTATTCACGAAAAGGTAAAAGAATGCAAATTCAAATTTTGTCGGTTAGTATTACAACGGTCCCAACAGCTAAGGGTTCATATCAAGTTGCTGACTTGGCATTTAAGAACCTTACTTACCAAGGCAAGGTCGAGGGCAAGAAGGTTATGTCATTTGGTGCTGCTAAGGCTTCGTTTGAAGCTCTTGCTATTGCCCAATCCGGTGAGGTATACGACGTTACCGTTGTCAAGAATGACAAGGGATTTAATGATTGGACATCGATGACAAAAGGAGTAGCTGGTGCAGCACAAGCCCAACCACAAGGAGCTAAGCCGTTCGGAGGTATACCAGTGGCGACAACAGTCTCGCAACCAGCACGCAGTAATTATGAAACCCCAGAGGAGCGTGCAAAGAAGCAGGTCTACATTATCCGTCAAAGTAGTTTTAGTACTGCTGTCGCTGGTCTTAGTGCTGGTGCTAAGACACCTGTGAAGTTCGAGGATGCGTTAGCGTACGCCAAGAACATCGAGAAGTATATCCTTGATATGGACTTGGGCGAAGCAGGCTTCCAAGATATTCCAGATTTCCCTGCTGAAGCTGAATAAACTACTAAGAGATCTTATCTTACTTCTTCTGTTGGTATCTTTCACTACCTTTGCGTATAAGCTAGGGTATGTAGTTGCCAAGGAAGAGGTCAAGGCATCCGAGCAACATGATCTTTGTTTTGATACTACAAAGGAAAGTGCTTGGATTGCCTATAAAGATGGCCAGATCAGATGTTTTCGTGAACACAAAGAGTATCCACATCGGTCACGAGGGAGTTTTATAGAATGAATACTCGAATTAAAGAACTTGCTGAACAGGCTGATATTAAATTTGATAAAGATCTAAACGAGATTGATGTTTGTGTGCTACTTCCGTTGGATTTGGAAAAGTTTGCTAAGTTGATTATCAAGGAATGTGTCCAAGTAATCTACGATAGGGTAGAGGCGGATGGTGATGCAAACGATGAGTGGGATGGGGGATACAGATCTGGTATGTGTGCAGCAGCCCGATATGTTGAAGAATCTTTTGGAGATGAAGAATGAATAAAGTAAATGTTCTTGTTTTTATAATCTGGATCGCCAATTTAATTATGGCACTTACCTATCAATATAAAGATTGGCCACCTACCGCTGCTATGCTACTACTTCCTATTCTTATGTGTATTTACTATTCTTATGAAGAGATGGCTAAAGAATGATTTCCCTCGTGGATGGCGACATTATTACATACCGTTGCGCTGCTAGCGCCGAGAACGAGCCACTAAGCATAGCACAAGAGCGAGCGGATGCTCTTATTGAGCGTATCATGTTTGAAACGGGCAGCGGTTCTTGTAGAGTATTCCTCACAGGCACTGGTAATTTCCGATATGATATTAATCCAGAATATAAAGCTAATAGAAAAGATAAACCCAAACCGCGCTGGCTACAGGAGCTGCGTGAGCACCTAGTCCTCGGTTGGGGAGCTACTATTAGCGAAGGCAACGAAGCAGATGACGAACTTGGTATTGCACAAGTTACCTCTACGGAGAATACAGTCATTGCTAGTATAGACAAGGATCTTTTAATGATCCCCGGTAATCATTATAATTTTGTGAAGAATGAACACAAAACGGTGAGTTACCTAGAAGGTCAGAAGATGTTTTATTACCAACTTATTATGGGAGATTCCTCAGATAATATCTTTGGGTTTGATGGTAAAGCACGGACCAAAGTTCCGAAGTTTCTTGAACCCCGGATTGCTTATCTCTTATCTCTTGATAATGAGTATGACATGTTTGAATATACCCTTGACTTATATGGTGGTGCGGGTGATGAGCACGTACTAGCAAACTATATGATGAATGCACATTGCCTATATATATGGCAGAAACAAAACGACCAATGGCGACCTCCAACAAAACCCCTCGATTCCGTTCAGGACTAGAGAAGAAGGCATGGGCTATGATGCCCAAGTCAACTACATATGAGACCGACAAGATTAAATATCTTGTTGAACATCTCTACCATCCCGATTTTACAATTGCTCCGAACACCTACATCGAAACTAAAGGACGCTTCCTTAGTGCGGATAGGGCGAAGCACTTGCATATTCGGGAACAACATCCAGAAGTGAAGGTCTACTTCCTATTTGGTAACGCAGAAAATAAGCTCACCAAGTCCAGCAAGACTAGCTACGCGGATTGGTGTATTAAATATGGTTTTGAATATGCTGATTTTTATAAAGAAGGTATTCCCAAAGAATGGTTTAATAAATGAGACATTTAGTTATACCCGACGTTCAAGCTAAAGAAGGAACGGACTTCTCATTCCTCAAAGGAATTGGAAACTACATTGTGGACAAAAAGCCAGAAGTTATTGTGTGTATAGGAGATTGGGCAGATATGCCCTCCCTATCATCCTATGACATAGGTAAGAAGTCTTTTGAGGGTAGGCGGTACGTCAAGGACATCCAAGCCGCTCACGAGGCTATGGAAGCCCTCCTAGCACCACTCGTGGCGTTCAACATCAAAGCAATTCGCAATAAGGAGAAACAGTACCACCCCCGTATGGTCATGACGCTTGGAAACCACGAACATCGTATTGTTAGAGCAGTAGACAATGACCCTAAGTTAGATGGTGTCCTGTCTATAGATGACCTCAAATACAAAGAGTTCGGTTGGGAAGTTCATAACTTTCTTGACGTTGTTATCATTGATGGTGTGGCATACAGCCATTATTTTGTTACCGGTGTGGCTGGTCGTCCGGCTAGTAGCGCCAGCGCACAACTAAATAAGAAACACCAATCTTGTATTGCGGGTCACCAGCAGGGACTTCAGATTGCTACAGCCAATAGGGCTGATGGTAGTTTGATTACTTCTATCATCGCAGGATCTTGTTATGAACATGAGGAATCTTATATGGGACCACAAGGTAATCGCCATTGGCGCGGATTTTTGGTTTTACATTCAGTACAGCCTAGTGGGGAATTTGATTTAATGCCCGTATCCTTAGATTATATAAATAAAAAATATGTTTGATCATCTTTATACACAAAAACCCGGTTCACTCGACGCTGCCTTTGAACGTGGTGCTATTCAGTCAGGTCTAGTTGACCCAACAGCAGCAACCTTCCCAGAGAATCGTTTGACAGGTATCCTACCCCCTGTTGAATGGGGCCAACCCCCACCAACAGCCAACCAAGAACCCGAGGTGTGGTGGTTAGTACAGAAGGATATGCTTAAACGCAACTCCTTTGGTGTTGATAAGTATGGTGTACCACTTCAACCACACAACGGACGTGATGCCCTCAAGGATGCTTATGAAGAGGCCCTTGATCTTGTGGTCTACCTCCGACAAGCTATCTACGAACGGGATTCCAAATAATGATTATTAGTCCTATAGAGGTTTCTTTGGTTGATTCTTGTGGGTCAGATCTTAGTGTAGTTAATGCAGCACGTGTGAGCTTTGATAAAGAGAGTACATGGATGTATGAGGTTTATACTGGAGAAGATGAGCATGGTCCATTTACTGAAGAGAAACCTAAGCTTAGTTATGCAGACAAGAAACTAATCCGATACCTAGCCAAGCACAAACACTTCAGCCCTTTCAACCATACCTTTATGACAGTTCGAGTGAAGGCACCAATCTTTGTTGCCCGTCAGCTAGTTAAACATAAGTTCATGCCTTGGAATGAGGTGAGTCGTCGGTATGTAGATAGTGAACCTGAGTTCTATTTTCCAGAGGAGTGGCGGGCTAAAGCAGAGAATGCCAAGCAAGGCAGTAGTAATACTCGTTGTGAGGCTATGTATATTAATGTAGATAAGGACTGGTTAAACGAAGATATTCCAATGCCCTTGGATGATGTGGTACATCTTCACCTATCTAATTTAGTTTTGTTATATAACGAGATGATTGAGAAAGGTGTTTGTCCTGAACAAGCCCGAATGGTTCTACCACAAAACACCATGACAGAGTGGATGTGGTCGGGAACATTAGGAGCCTTCTGTGATATGCTCCGCTTACGCATAGACCCACACACTCAACATGAATCGCGCATTGTTGCAAATAAGATTTATAATGAAATACAACCCCTCTTTCCAGTCAGTGTAGAGGCTCTACTAGGAGAACAAGATGCCTGATATTACTATGTGTCCCGGTGCAGGTTGTTCAGAAAAGGACCGCTGTTTTCGTGCTACAGCCATCCCAAACGAACGACAAGCCTATTTTACTATACTACCGTTATCACCGGATGATTCCTGTGATTACTATATCCCAACAGAAAAGAATACAGATGAAAATAAATGATTACCAGAAACAAGCCCTCTCCTTCCGTCTTCCTAGTGCCGATCATATGTATGCTCTACTTAACCTCACCAGCGAAGTGGGTGAGCTTAATGGCCACATCGCAAAAGGAATTCGTGATGAAGTTCCACAACAAACTATCGGTGTGAACATCGCAAAAGAACTTGGTGATATCCTGTGGTGTGTTGCTGCGGTGTGTGCTGATATGGGTATTACCTTAGAGGACGTAGCTCAAGGTAACCTAGACAAGCTAACCAAACGTAAGGCAACAGGAACTATCAAAGGGTCGGGTGACGATAGAGAGTCGATTGTAAATGCAGTCTGATATTGAAGAACTCAAACTCTTGATCATTCATAATTTAGATATTCAGGAATTCTTGGACATCTTAGATATTGATCTTGTTGAACTCGTAGAAATCCTAGAGGAACAGATTGAAAACAAGTACACACAACTCCACGCTGCCGTTCGCTAAGCAGTCTTATAAGAAACCATATCAAATTCGT